CCCTTCTTGAATCAACACTTGTCCTTGTAAAATACGGACCGGTGAAACACTCTGTTTGGCATTTTCTTTTGCACTATTCGTTGCGTCTTTGTCCACAACATTATTGACAACGATACTATTCGTTAACAGTTGTCCAAGCATTTCACGTTCATTATCTGTAAATCCTCCGTTAAAGAGCGATTTTTTAGCTGCTTCTTGTGCTTGTAGCAAATTAGATTCCGTAATAGATTTGTCCATTTGCTCTTTAATTGCATTCTCAATAGCTGATTCGTAGTCATCCAATTTATCTGAGCTAACAGAAAGTAATTGAATGATGACACTATCTGGAATATACAAAGCAAAATCACGAATGGCTTTATTTTCCGATTCTAAACTCTTCTTGAAATAAGTGAGTCGATCTTGAATCGTCGCTACTCTTGTTGACACTTCCCCAGAAGTCGTCGTTGTAGAATCAGTCGCAAAGATTTCACTGGAAGCTTTCGCAGCTACTGTTTTGATTGCTTGGAAGAACTGCTTTACTTTATCAATTTGTTGTTGCCACCAATCATGGTTATTAACGTCAGGAATTACTTGTTCCCAACCATCTTTCTTTTGTTGTTCTGGAATAATCGGTTTATTTTCTTCTTTTTTAATTTCAGGTCTTTTTTTACCATGATGATGATGTCTAATTAATGCAATTAAACCAGCTAAGCCTGCTGCGATACCAGCAATTCGTTTTGTTTTTAAATTCCACCAAGAACCTTTTTTCTTCTCGTCAGTATCCCATACAATTTCTTCGAGAGAATCAGAAATATCTTTTTCTTTTTCTGCATCATTATCTTCAGCAGACAATATTTTATATGGTCTATCTATAATATTGGAGCGAGTAATAGAAGATGATTTTTCTTCTAATAAATCTAATTTAGAATAACCAGCTCCTAAAGAGTATCCTTCTTGGTCTAAATAATCTATATCTAATGCAAAAAATTCATATGTATTTTCTGTATAGAAATCTTCTATGGACATGACTTGTCCTTCGTTAACAAATGTAACTCCATAGAGAGCGATGCGAGCTTTATCTCCATATTCATTAGCCATAGCTATTGTAATATTCAATGGAGGTAATTCATCACTTAATGCATGAACTTTTGCTTTACCTTCTTTTTCTAGCCATTTTTCAAGGAGCTTTAACATCCAATGTTTGTCAAATACTTGAAAAACAAGCGAACCTGCAATTGTTCTATTATCATACACATAAGCAATTGCGTTCATATTGCCAAGTACACGTACTGGCGATTTTTCATTATGTACTGAATATGAAATTGTTTTTACTGAACCAACTACCCCTGTAACGGCATTCCCACCACTGAGAGGTAATTCAAAAACACATACCATATCCGTTCCAGAGAAGCTTGTATACGTATCTACATATTTAGTAGCTATTGTTCTTGCTTCATTTGGCATATTATTATATTTCCTTTTTGTCGTAAAAAAATAAAAAAGGTTGAATTTTGTTTCAACCTTTTTTATTACTGTTAGTTTTTATTTTATTTAGATGCACCAGTTGCACTTGTAGCATCATCTTTTACTGCACGCATATATTCTACACGACGAGCAATGAAAGTACAAGCTTTTTCAGATGAAACATCATCGATAGAGAATCCATTGGATTCATTTAAAATTTCTACACCGTAAATAACTACAGTCGCTTTTTGACCATATTCATTTGCGAAAGAAATTGTAATATCGAATGGAGGAATTTCATCTTCATATTCTGGTTGTTGAGATTCAACAATATTATTAGTGATTTTATTGGCAGCTGTTGCTGTTGCACCACTTACACCTTCGAGTGCCATATCAGTCATTTGGCTATCCCATTCTTCAATAGTCATAGCTTCCATGTTTTTATGAGCACCAAGACGGTGGAATGTTTGTTGCTGTTGGATATGTTCTTTCAAACCTTCGATAAGAGCATCACGGTCAAACACGGTAAATACAAGACTACCTGCAATTCCGCGTTTGCCTCTGGATACAGAACGAAGCTCTGCGCTCCCCATCGTGTAGATAGGAGCCTTTTCCCGAGTTACAGAATAAGAAATAGCTTGTAATTCACCGATTACTGCTGTACCGAAAGTACAAACAATATCGCAACCGGAGAAAGAAGTATATGTATGAGTATACTCTGTTGCAATTGTTCTTGCCATTATTTATGTACTCCTTGTTGTACTAATTTAAAAATGTTAGATATGAGAGGCATAATTATTATGCCTCTTTATATCTATTTATTTTATTACTATTATTTATCAGAACCTGCACTATCAATAGTATCAACCATTTTAATAGTGTTGCGAATTTCACGAATTTCGTAAATAGGAACGATTTGGTAATCAATTTCGATGACAGACATTTTGAGCAATTTAGGGTCATTGTTCATAACGAAGTCATATTTTTCAATCAATGTACCTGTGATTTTATCAAGGTTAGATTTAATAGCTGTTTTAAGAGCATTACGGTTAGCAGTATGGTTTTGTTTACCAATAAATGGTTCACCAGCTTGACGAATCAAGTCTTCAACTGCACCTACAACACGAGAGCATGCAAGACGACGGTAAATAGAATCTGCATTAGCCATTGTTACGCCATCAGTAACTACGATGCCTTTTGTGAAGGAATTACGCATTGTTACGAAACCAGCAGATGTCAAACGAGACAATTGAGATTTAGATAATGCATATTCAAGGTTAGTTACGTTAATTGGTTGCATTGTAGAAGATTGGTCAAGGTCTAATGTAGAAACGAAACCAGCATAAGCACCTACGTTATTAGAAATGTAAGTGTAAGATGCATTATCGATTGCTAAAGAAGATTGAGCAACTACTACAGATACGTTACGACCAATGTTGTATGGTAAGTTATTGCGGTCAAGCATGTTACGACCTACTGCATTTTTAGCATATAAGTCGAAGTTTGTTGCAATAAGTTTGTCAACCATTTCGCTGATTTTATCAAGAGAAGTAGAAGCCATACGTTTTGTACCGATTACGCCATGAGTTGGAGTTGTTTTTAACTCAGTATAAGTACAGTGCTGTGCCAATTGACGAGCAAAATTATCAGTTGTACGGAATGGTACACGCATAGTGTAGTCATAACCAACTTCTTTATCTGCACCGCAAGTACCAAGAGCTTTTTCTTCTGTTGGAGTTGCAGGATTCAAACCAAGAATTTCAGCAACCATATCATCTTTTACAAGAGCACCATCTTCAGAAACTTTGAATGTGAATACGTTACGTAAGCAATTAATTTTATTTAATTCTTCAACGAATTCTTCCAAAGTCATGTGGTCAAAAATACCAGAGTTGATAACGATGCGGTTTACATCATTAAATTCAGAAGATTCAGCATATACAGAGATAGCTTGTTCATCTTCGTCTGGACGGTAAAGAGATTCTAGGTCACCAACTGGAATCAATTGAGCACCATCGATTTTGCACAAGAAAATAGTGTCGAGGTTATTTACCAATGCATAATCTTTAGTGTCCATAGTTGTGCCAGTAACATCTGTCATATCTTCAAATACATATTTTTTAGCATTTGCGGCAGATGGTTTGGCTTGTTTTAATTGGTCATTAACTACGATGATACGACCAACGAATGCAGAACCAATGATAGCATTTGTATCGTAGTTAGCTGCACAATGTTGTACATCATCTAAATATTCAAGACCATTTTCAGTCAAGCGAGCTAATTTATTAGAATTGGTATCGAATACTACAGAACCAGCTTTATATACACCATTCTTAATAGCCTTACGAGTTTCATCGTAGCCTAAAGAATAAGAAGGATATACGTCATAGATTTCTTCAGCTGCAATAGCATCGATATCAGTAATCATGTTTTGTTCAACTTTTTCTAAAGTTACAGAATATTTCTTAGCTTTAGTAAAGTTCTTTTCATCGATAACTGGAGTAACAGAAATCAATTTATCCATGATGCTGAATTCTAAAGCAGATGCTTTTTTGAATTCAGATGCACGAGGTAATTTACCTTTAATTGTGTCATCAGCATTAGCACAAACAATAGCGCGGTATTTAATTTCGGAATCTTCCAAAATAGAATAGATACCTTCTTTAATAGATACTGTGCGAGCTTTATCTTCTACTGGAGACTCAACGATACGAGGAGTGATTTCTTGACCAGCGGAATTTTTACGTTGTTCAGCACGAGCTGTGATTGCATAACCAGAACCTAAACGTCTATAGATTTCGAATTTAGACAAGTCTGTTTCTTCGTAATTAAAAGCGTCTGGTTTAAATGCACGGTCAATAGCACCGTAAGTTTCCAAGAATTCCCAACCTTTAGTTGTTACTTGTACATCACGTAATGCTGCACGGAATGCTTTAGGGTCATTAGCAGGGAATGTAATTGGGAATGCTTTACTTACATCTGTGTTATATTTCAAACGACGGAAGTAAGGAGCTTCAACTTTATAAGGTAAGTTCTTTTCGCTTTTAGTTACATGGAAAGTTAAAGTAGTGCGACGGTCACATAAGGATTCATCACGACCAATTGTATACAAACCAGAAAGCATAGAACCAACTTTAAGATGGTTAGCTTCTGCGGAATGAGTTACATCATTACCTTCTTTATCAATGATAGTGAAATTCAATACGTTGTTGAAGACATGACGATTGAATAAACCAATCAAGTCTACAAGACGAGAATTAGCAGTTACATTGAAATCTTGATTCAAACGAAGTTCGTTTTTAATCATCATTTCGCTAGATTCAACAACACCACGTTGTTTTTCTACGATTGTTGCACGAGAAGCTGGTTTGTAGAAAGTAATTTTTTCATCACCATTAGTACCGTCAAACAATACGTAGCAATCTTTAGCGATATTAGAAGGGAATTGAGAAGACAATTGAAGACGGAAATCAGAATCAACTGCGAAATCAAAAGTCTTGGAAATATTTTTACCACCGATACGTACACCGTAAATTGAACGACAACCACGGTTCCAAGCATCTTGGATACCTGCTACCAAGGAAGCTTCTTTCAAAGTTTCAGATTGGTATGGTTCGCCGAAAATGTAACGAGCGTGTTCCATGGAATAAACTGGAGTTGGGGAACCAACTGGGCCATTGAAAGCTGTACCAATAATCAATACAGAATCAGTAGTGCCAAAAGCGGATTGGTCAAAGCCTGTAGAATAATCTTGTTCAACTTGCGTAATAACGCCAGGCAATTTACCAAGTTCTTCATTAAATAAGGTCATGCTCATTTAAATAAGCCTCCTATGAATTTATCATTATTAATAGTTATACGTATTTTTTAAATCAATACTCCAGAAATATCCGTATCGTAACTTACGTAATTTCTTTCTATTTCAACATAATATTGAAGACTACGTACTGATAAATTTTGACGATAATAATCGTAATTCTTATCAGAAAAACGAGATTTAAATACTATTTCAGCTACGCCTTGTTGTTTAAAATAACCGGAGTATCTGAACATTAACTCTTCAAAATCTCTCATTACCTTATTTGCTGTTATATAGTCACTGCCAATTATATTAAATTGTATAACACATTTAAATCTTTGTGACCAAACTTGTCCATGTCGTTTCCATCTATCATTTTTATCATCTGATTCTTCAATGAATTGGTTGATAACACGAGGTTTTAATTCAAGTTTTGGTTCATAACTAATAACATCAAATTGGATAATAGGATGATTAATTGGTACTTGTTGGTCAACAACGAATCGTGCACCTTCATCAGGATTAAATTCTACATTATCTTTTTTTAATGCCTTTACTACAAGTTTATTAATCATAGCAAATAAATCATCGAGGTCACAATTTTTATCGGCTTGTTGTTTATCTATTTTAATAGATAAATCTTTACCTATTGCTGATTCATTACGTACACCAATTTTTTCATTATCTAAATCTACTGTTGTTTCTTTTCTATGTATAGTACTAGAATGAACTTTATTTAGAGGCGTTGTTTGTGCCTCTAATCGTTCATCTAGTAATTGTTGCAAATCATCCATTATACTTCAACCTCCTTAGAGATATGAATTTTTTCAATTGAATTAATAGGAACAATTTCAAAATTAACGACGATGACAATTGTTCCCTTTCCGCTTTTATATACGTTAATAGAAACAATTGCCCATTCTTTAATTAATATCCCTATAATAGAATCTAAAAATTGTTCTAACTTTTCTTGAATTTTTTGTTTTTTATACTCTGAATATTGCATACCCATATAATCAGAAAAATCAAGAATACGCTCTATGTATTTTTTAATCATAGAAATCGTAACAATTTTTTCAGTATCTCTAGTAAGGCGACAATTCAATAAGTTTTCTACTGTCGTTTCTCTTACAGAATGAGATTTAAAATAGGCATATAATGGATAATCCCATGCATCTAAATGGAAAATAGCTTCTCCCAGTATATCCGAAGTAGGATATGTACCAGGAGAAGTTGTTGCTAATAATGAGGCTAATATAACATCGGCCATTTCATTATTAACTAAATTATTGGCTACGATAATAATATTTTCTAAATTAGCATTTTCAGAACAGCATCGTCTGAATAAATCGTAAGAGTCATTCATGTATGTATTAAAATCATCTATTGTTTCATATAATGATACATGTTTACCAGATGCAATAATAGTAGATAATTTATTAATTCCAATATTTCCTAGTGTATATGCAAAATAATTATGTTTATATGAAGCATCATTAGAATCAATAAAAGAATCATCTATCATAATATCTGGACAAACAATAAATGCAAAATCATAATCAGATGCAATATTAGCTACATCTATAAAATCATCTTTAGTTTGTATATTAGAAACAAAGATTGATTCTACTCCGATTTGTTTAGCTAACACATAAGCTTCTGTCAATTTAGATTCACCATATAATCGTAGCATATCTTTAAAAGAAGTGATATGTCTAATTTCTTTTAACGCATAATTCGTTGCACCAGAAGCTACTATTAAGATGTTATTGTGTTTATCAAATGTTAGCGTCTCTTGTAGTGTATCGCTCATCTTTATAGCCAGCCTTTCTTAGTGCATCACGAATATTATTAAATAATTTATCTCTACCGCTTTTTACTGGTGCAGTTTCAATTCTCCAATATACAATATCATTATCATCAGAACGTTCATAATATACATCAGATACTTGGTCTAACTCAGTAGCATCATAAATAATGTCTCCTGGTTTAATATCAATATCTATATCTTTATTATTTTTTGTATAATATACATTCATGATATTTTTTTCAGCAAAACCAATATTGCTTGCGCGAATCGATACAGCTAAATTTAAATTAGCTGCATATTCACGAGTGAAACGTAATTTATTCCCTAATCCTAAACAAGTTGGACAATCTGGATTTGGTTGCTTACTGACATCATTAATGCAATGACATTGTTCTTGTTTTTTAGAGATAAACCAAACTGGGTGTGACCATAAATCGATTACTTTTCTAATATTAGGGTCAAACCAATGATTACAATTCAATGGCTTCATTTAATTAACTCCATTGAGGAACGCTACGAGCAATTTCTTGTAAAAGAGATTCTGTAGTGGTCCATTGTACATCTGTATTGGAAGAAGATTTTAAACCAATACGAGTAACTTTAGGCTTAGCACGTCCTTCTGGCCAGTATCCACGAACGGCATCTTCCCAAGTTTTTAATTGTTTATTTAAATCATCGAGTAAATCTTTTAATGTTCCTAAATCTTTTTCATGTTCGTATTCAATAACATCTAGTTTATATCGATTGTCTTTATCGAATCCAGTACTCATAATCATTCGCATGAGACAATCGTAAGTAGCTTTGAGTCTTACAAAATTTTCTACGGCAAAACTATCTGTTTTAATTTTAGATTTTGTTTGCGAAATAATGTAATCTGCATATTTAGAGGCATCTCTAATATAAGAACGCATATTGTTATCAGGAATTTCATAAGCATCAGTAATCATTTTTAACGATGTTAATGTACAATACATTGGTTTATATTCAGTTCGAATCGTAAATGTTTTAGATTCTAATGCATTACCATCTTTGTCTTTTAATCCAGAGACAGTAAATGTGTAATCAGAATTCGCTAACACTTCTTTAGGAGCGATTTTTACAATGTCTTTTGTATTTTCTTCATAGCTAATTTCAGCTACAATTCGTTCTTTAGCCATTATACATCCTCCCTTACAATTCTAACTTTAATATCAGATATATCTACATCAAAAGGAAAATCGATTAAGAAATAATCAGGTAATGGGTCTGCATATGCTTCATATTCTAAAGTATAGGATTTACCGTCACTCACTTTTTGTTTCGGACTTTCAATTCTATCTACAAATTCGATAGCATTACCTACAACTTCAGGAGTTACATCTGTATCTTTTAAAGCATCAGTTTGTGGTGTTTCATGAACCAATCCTTTTTTAGTGAAAGTAATGGGTGTGGACCACATACCATAATTCTCTGCATTTAATTCTCGCTGAGAACGCATACGAACATAATATTGTCCATTATCTGTAACTTCTTTTAATAGAATACGATATGCATGTTTATCTTCTGTTTTATATTTATCATGGTCTATATAACTTCTATATAAGATATTATAGAAATTATTATCGGAAGCGACTTCTAAGTAAAAAGCTTCTTCGAATTTACTTTTACTAATCTCTTTCCATTTTAATTCAATAGTACCTTCACAAGCTTCAAAATTAATTGGTGAAGTAATTTCTACTTCTGATACAACATCACTTTTAAAAGTAATGCGTCGCATCATAGCCAAATCTAACTTTTTCTCTGTAATAGATTGAATACCTGTGTCAGTAATGACCAGGTATTCATCTCCAGGAACAACCCATTCTCTAAATTGTAATTGAATAATATTTCTGTCAACAATAACATTAATAGGCGCGATATGTTTTGTTTTATTATTTAATACATAAATATTATTATTATCGACTGTATCTTCATCGATATCCATACTGCATTTAATAAAAATAGATTGGTCTTGTAAACTAGGTACAACTGCTAAAACAGAAAATTTAATTTCTGCCATAGAGTATTTCCTTTATAAATTATTCAGTTAATGGGTTAACGATAACTGCTTGTACGGATTCTTCCAATTCATTAATGAAGATATTAACGACTTGCATTTCAGCTGTAGCAGGAATTTCGAATACGCCATCACGTTTTTTAGAACGTGCAGTGAATTTTTTAACTTCTACTTTTTCGCCTTCTTCACCGATTACATAATATAAACCAGTTACATCTGTACCAACTTTATAAGAAATAATTGCTTTTTTAGCATCAGTAGATTGGTCTGCATTAATTTCGCAAGTTAAATCACGAGCATCTTCTTCTTCAGTTTCTGTATTTTCTGTATCAGCTGCTAATAATTCTTCATCAGTTGGGCCAGATACTTCATCAAGAGTAGCTTCAGATTCATCTGCTACTGGAATAGTATTAGCATATACGGGTTTATTTACTTCTTCTGTATTAGGAACTAAATAATATTTACCTTCATGTTCCATAATACGAACTTCAGGAATATCACCACCAAGAGTACCACTTTGTAAAATAATAGTACCCATACGTACAGAGCGACGAAGTTGAGCACAGTTTGTACCAGATGGAATAGCTGCTGTACGTTTACCTGCTGTTAAATATACACCAGATAATTCATCATAATAACCAGCTTGACCAGGTGCCAAGCGAACTACTGCGATTTGAGACATAAGTTTCTCCTTTGATTTTTTATAAAAAATATAGGGCGGCTATATTGCCGCCCTAGTGTAGGTCTTTATTATTGACCTTTATTATTTAAAGAATTCACAGTCGCTGCGGACAATGTATTTGTCAATGTAACTGTAGGAGGTTCTGGGTAAGTAGGAGCCACTGCAAGATTGCGAGCTACTGTAATACCACGACCATTGTCGAGGATACCTACGCCATAACGTTCTTTACATTTCAAGAGACGAATGTCACGTTCTGGGTCAGTCCAGTTATCAGTGGACAATGCTTCTTTTTCAGCAATAACGCCAACAGAACTGCGGTCGATGCAGTACATATCGAATTTTTTGTTAACTTTATCAAATTTAACAAATGGAGAGAAAGATACGGAAATTGGCATTGGAAGACGACCTTGAACTTGGTTAGGTTGCATAATGAATTTTTGAGGACCTTGTTCAGCGGATAAACCAGCTAAACCAGGAGTACCTTGTGTAGCACCCCAAGGATGAACTTGAGAACCACCCAATGCACCGTAAGTCAAACCATTACCAATCATGGAGTTACGAGCGAATACTACCCAAGTCAACGGATGCATAATCACATCTGTTGGTGTCTTATCATTAGCCATCAAAGCTAATACTAAATCCAAGAAGTCTTCAGTAGTCAATGTGTTATTATAAGAACCATCTTTATTTAAACCATGAGTACCAGCTTCTGGAATTTGTGTACGCATATCGTTGTCGAATACTGGAGTGCCATGAGTAGAGAATGCATTAAAGCACCATTCTTCTTTATAGCGAGCCATAGCTTGACCCATTTTACGAATGTTGATACCGTAGATATCCCAAGAAGAATCTTGAACAGCTTCTTCTGTGATAGTTACTTTCAAACCAATTTTCTTCACGCGGATTTCCAATTGGCTGTTTTCTACAGTATTGAAATCTACGGAATCTTCGTTGTAACGTCCGCCTTCGGCAACTTCGCTTGCACGCAATTCGCCAACTACTGGAATTACATATGTAACAGAGGAACCACCTTCAACATGAACAACGTTCATGAATTTAGTAGCTAGATATTCAGGTTCAGCTGCTTCACGCAATTGACCTTCGATTACTTTAGGAATTAATTGAACAACGTCTGTAGACATCAAAGATTCTTGTACGGATACGCGACCTTTATCATAGTTACCGTTAATGTTCAATACCATTTTTTCCATTAAATCATAAGTATTAGGCATAACAGCTGGTTTTTCTGTAGCTTCGCCAGCTTTGAATTTTTTCAATTGAGCTTCGGACAATTTGCGACCTTGTGCAATTTTGTTCAAAGTTTCTGTAAGTCTCATAGACATGTATAAATTCTCCTTATCGGGATTAAATCAAATATTTATATAAGTCCGCCCCATTTAGGGGCGGTATGTATAAGATTATTTTTGTAATAAGATTTTTACGGAACCAACTACACCGTCCCAATCCATGAATGTAGGAACACCAGATTTACCTTTTACTTGGTATACTACACGAACGGACAATGGTTTTTTGTTAGCTTTAACTGCATCTGCAATAGCTTTCAATGTAGCATTTTCTTGGTCTTTAGCACCAATAGTAATAATACCTTGAGCTGCATTTACATATTTAACTACGAAGTTAGTACCAACTACTTGACCAACTTTACACAATTTAGCATCAGCTGCCCATGCTGTGTCATCAGCTGGAATAGCGATTGGAGTTTCACCGATATCAAGGAGAATTGTACCTTCTTTAATATTTACATCAGGAAGACGAACGATTACATCGTTGTATTCTTGCATTGCAGAACCGTCATGTGCTTGAGACAAGTCAGCAGAAGCACCAAGATGACCTACTACTTGGTCAGCTACAACTTTAGTGAATACATTAGCACCATCAGTCAAGCCAGGGATACCAAGGTCATTATAACGGAATTCTGGATTCATACGAGGGTCATACAAATCAATGCGGTCAGATGCAAGCATATGAAGGTCATGATTTAAGTAGTTTTTATCGTATGGGTAGCCAGGGTAAGTGTTAGTAGAATTATAAGGGGAATTTTCTACAGCATCTTCGCCACGGCGATTAGTTTTACGATATACAGTTGGGTTGAAATATTCAGAATTCATGCGGTCTTCAAGAGCCCATGTAGCCCATTTAGCTGCACCTTCTGGAACTAAATCAGTATTGACTGCATATACAGTACCCAATACTTGTTGACGTTCCAATTCATATTCTTGAATATTCATACCAGCCATCAAATCATTGAAGTTCAAGATGGAAGGAACGATACGACCATTTTCGTCAGAACGCACTAAGCAACCTGGGAACAATTGGCCGTAAGCGCTACCCCAAGGGTTTTGCTCTGCCTTATCTTTATAAGCAAACCAAGGTAATTCAACCAAAGCGTCAGTACGAATTGGACCAGGCATAATACCATTGAATGCGTCATCATCACGAGTGTATTCATTACGTTCAATAATACCGATAGGTACATTGCCAAGACGAATTTCGCCAACTTTAGGAACAACGCCAGTAGTTTTTACACGAACAAGACCAGTGCCTTCTTGCATTTCTACTGCTTCATCAGTGTAGTCAGCTAATTGACCAATAGCGTCTTTCTTTTCTTTTGTAGGGCGGAAACAAGTTTCTTCGTAAGTGTCAGACAAACCTTTAAGTGGAGTCCAATCACGACCGATAGATACTTCAGGAACATCTTTACCAGATGCTACTGGAGATATCAAAGATTTAGCATTAGCTGCTGTTTTGAATTTATCGCCAGCTTTACGCAAACGAACAGAAGCACCACCGTTAGCTAATGTCAATGTAGAGAATTTCTTTTCAGATTCAGTGTCTACTAAATCCATACGAGGGTCAACTGCCACTACACGACCTTTAGGAATAACGATTTGGTTATAACCAACGCCGAAGCCATAACGGAATAATGCTGGCAAGCGGAAGTCAAATGCATATTTAATATTTGGAACATCATGTTCAGATACGTTAATTTGCGTATTTGTACGATTAATGCGGTCATCAGAATGGTCACGGTAGCCAGGAAGGTTAGCTTGGAAGCGAGAACCATCATAACCTGGGCTCATGATTTCTTTATTAGTGAAATTTCTAGGGTAAAGTGCCATTTAAAAAAGCCTCCTAATTATTTATGAGTATTTAAAATATCAGAGAAGATGTTGTAGAATTGTTCTTTCAAATCAACTGTTTCAACTTCTTTAACATCTTTCTTATCTTCAGATTCTTTCAAAGAAGGGTTTTGTAAAGTATTACCCAAGTTAGAAATATCCTTATCTTTTTTAGTCAAAGATTCTTTGAAGTCTTTAGACAAATCGCTAATAGAATCTTTAATAGATTCTTCGGAACGATTTTTAACAGCTTCAACATCAACGTCAGAATGACCTAAAGCTTCACGCATAGTTACAAAGTTTTGAACTAAAGCTTCTTTTAATTCAGCTTTTACTTCAGCAACTTGTGCTTCTAAGCCTTCACGCATTTGTGCAGCTTCTGTCATTTTTTGAGTTAAATCATCTTTTTCTGTTTTAAGACCTTCGAGCTCTTGTTCGAGGGATTCTTTAACAGTAATCAAATCAGAATTAGTTTTTTCTAATTCAGCGATTTTTTCAGAAGTTTGAGTTGCAGCTTCTTTTAGTTCAGTTACTTCTTGTGTAAGTGCAGTAACTTTAGCTTCAGATTCTTGCAACTTAACTTTCAAATCTTCAGGCATATCAGTTATGTCTCCTTTAGTTAAGTTTAAATCTTGATTAAGACTTTCAGCAAAAGCCTTTACTTTACTATTACTTGCAGTAGCAGGATATATATCAATATTTTTTGCATACATATCGCTAGGTACAATTACATAGCTAAGTTCTTTTGCTTCCATTTCGTGGATATCCCAGTAACAGGTCTCTCCATTATATATAGCACCACGTTCATGTTCACAAGTTTCTCCATTAGCCAATTCTTGACCACAGATAGAACATTTTACGGAATGAGCAATTACGCCAATAGATGTTGTTTCTAATAATCCGGATTTCACATCTGCTTTTGCTTGTTCACCAGGAATGTTAACAGTGAATAGTAAAGCAGGAGTTTCAGAACGCGTATTTTTAGTTATATATTTTGCTTCACAAATACGGCCAATAATTTCGCCATCTTCTTCATTATGATGTTTAATTAATGGTCTTCGATAGGGATTTGTCCAAGATGCTACAGATTTCTTTAAGCAATTTGGAGTATATCGAGTATAATTTCGTGTCGCAAATGGAGCTGCATGGATACCTTCAATTTCTACCATAATAGAATTAGGGTCGATAACTGAACTACCAGCGGCCTCACTTAAATCTAAGTGCTGGTTAAATCCATCTACAATTGATAAAAAGTCTTTATCAATCTGTTCCTTAATCATCATCGCCATCGTTATTCACCGCCTTTCTCTGGTTTAATTTTGCAAGAGCAATAAGCGTGAAATGGTGGAATATCATCTAAACTAAAATGATTAGTATCGATGATGCTTTTATGATGCTTCTTATCTTCACTGTTGCCAAAATCTACGTATACTTTATTTTTTCCAAGGGCATTACAGGTTTTAACATAAGCATACCAGTAAGATTTTGATACAGTATATTCAGTTAAGAAGCGAACACGATATTCAAGAGAATTAAATACAGCTTCTTTTTCTTCTCGGGTTTCACATTTTTTAATACGTTTGCTAATTTCTTTGAAGATATCATTAATTGTATTTTTAGTCTCTTTTACGATATTAACAGTTTGTATATCAAAAGTAAAGTCTGGCTTTTTACTTCCACAATCTTTAATTGCTTTTTCGTATCCAGCTAACATTTCTTTTTCCATATATTTTTCAAGCATTTTTAAAATACTTTCTCTAGTGAGAGGTATAGTAAAAGCGTCCTGATTTTTAACATCGTCACATACATCATTACGCATTGCTTGGAACTTATTATATATCACACTAAAATTTTTTTTATAAATATCTATATTTTTTTTAGTGATTTTATTTCTGTCAGTTACAGATTCTGCAAATTCTTTAATATTTACAGATGTTTTTCCATATTGATTTTCTGGTTGTGCAGTATTAGAAACTTGTTTATTTTCATCTCCCGCATCACCTTGTTTGCCTTGTGGATTTGTATTGTCTCCAGATTGAGAACCATCAGGAGTTAACATGCCTTTACCGGCCCATACTAAATCCATTTTGTTTTTTTGTACTACTAAATTAGCATATACATCATCAATAGAAATATTATCTGCTCGACGTCCAAGTTCTTTACGTAATTCTTCGAATGTAATCGCATTACCTTGATATTGATTTAAATAATGATTTTCAACTTTAACTTTAGTTTCTAAGTTAATTTCATTAAACTCAAAGGACACAATATCGGTTTCATTAAGGATTGGATTAAATCCACCTTCTAATAATAATTCATTAAATAAATTATTTTGCACGAAGTTAGAAATACTTTTTTGGAAATATTTTACAGCATCATGTACTTGTTCTTCCATAGAGTCAGCATCTTGTTTTATACCGCCACGACCCATCATAGAAGTCGATAAATATAATGCTGAGAATACACGTTTTTCAAAATATTCTAAATAAGGCTGTGCATTTAACGCTACATTATTAGCACCAAGATTTTTAAATTCAACTTTTTCATTTGTAATAATTAAACCATCATCGACCAATTGTTCTACGACTTGCTGAGCTTCTTTAATTTCTTGGTCAGTTGCCATCATACCTTGTTGAGGAATCCCGACTTTCATTTGTGTAATCGGGAATAAACAACGATAGATTAAGCGTTCTACATTACCTTCAATACGTCTAAGCATTTTTACATCTTCTAAGGCAGATGCAATTCTTGGCGTACCGAATGCATTAGAAGCTTCTTTATCAATATAAAAATGAATAACATCAGTCGGTTTAAATTTAACTGAATCATTTCCTAGCGTTTGTTCATAGCGTTTAATAGCACCATTTGTATCACGCTGAATTTTTATGGTAGCTGGGTCAATTCTAAAATAACCACCAACTGCTTTACTGTCATAAACAGGGTTAATTTGTAAATCAGATAAATTAACGCCAGAAAAATCTGTACGACTTTTTACGAGAAAAGCATTCGAATAGGCAACTAAGTCATTGCCTATTTCAATTAATAAATTGCTAAATGCTTCTCCTGTCATAAATGACATGAGTCGTAAACGCTTTCTAATATATTCTGCGGCTGCATCATTTTCACTAACGATGCTATAGCCAGCTTTAAAAATAAGCTGACTATAATCCGTTACAAATCGTTTAATATAAGAATCTGATTTAATAGCTGCTTGAATTTCCGTTAATGAATATTCAGCTTCTGTTAAATCATTAGATTGAGCAGAACGACCAGTTGCTTTAATCGTAAACTTTTTAATATCGTCTTGACTAAATGCAGGTGCACTGCCACCAGAAGACCCTTGTTTTTTAGCAGGAGTTGATGTGGCCCCAGCTTCTTGTATCTCTGGAATATTTGGTTTCCAGAATTTTAATGCATCAAGAAGAGCCATGTTTTCTCCTTTATAAAGAAAATATATTTTCGTCTACAGTATTACTACTGTTGTTGCTTATTATTTTGTGCATTACGATTACCAGTAGTTTTTTGTGTATTTTTTTGGTCTACTGTAGTTCCTTTTACGATGCCAGCATTATCAGTTACATTATCAGCCACTGTATCTTTCGTTACTTTTACGAATAAAGAATTCGTAGCATAAATATCTACACCATTTTTAATGAGCATAGCTTTCGCTTGTGCTTCTTTAACTGAATCATCGAGAATATCATTTAATAGTAAAGCAGATGAATTTAAATATTTATATGTATTATATAAAGCATTTTTATATCTGCTATCATAATTAGCTCTACTTTCACGCAATAGAGCATTACTATGAGATTGTGTATATTCAGAAGAATCTTTATATTCTTCTCCATAATAACGTTCTCGTTGTGCTTCAGCTGCATGCCAAGCTCTTAGATGCATAACGGTTTCATCAACTGTATGTGTTTTTTTAAATAATCTAGTTTTTTGTTTTCTAACAATTTGACTTCTGACAATATGGTCCCGGCAATGTTCTAAACTATTGCCAGGAGGAACCACTACAGCATTACCATCAAATTCTTGAATTAATTCCTTTACAGATTCAACACCACTGTCTGCGACAAGCATTAACATTTGTTGATAATATTGTCGCATAATCATTTGCAGGCGTTCTAAATAATCTTCTTGCAATTGAATAATATCTTTATTGTAATCATCTTGAATTAATTGCACTAAAGTTTTCGGCATTTCAATTCTAAGATTAATTGTTTCTGGTTCAGAGAATAAAGAAGGAATATCTTTATGGCCTTCAATTACAGGTATATGATTTGTATCTACTGTAGGTACTTCTTTTGGTGTTTCGTATGTTGGGTCATCTGGTTTAGGATGATTGCCTTTAGGGAATCTATTATTTAGTCTATCGATTAATTTATCGATAATAGCATGTCCTAAAAAGTTTACATCATCTGGCAATAATTCTTTAATTTGTTTAAAGTCTTGAATAATATCAGATGGTTCTCGTTGTTCTTCATCTAGTAAAGCTTCATTAGTATTTTCTAATTGCTGTCTTAGAAAACGAGCATCTGAGTCATACTGATTATCGGGTCCAAATGATGGACGATATAATATATTTTTATTTTCGTCTTCCATTTACCACATCTTTCTACCAGGAGAGTTACCGCCACGAGCTCCCCAAGAACTACCTCCTGAAGAACGATTGCTTTTACCAGAACCTAATGGAACAGATACCCATTTTTGATAATCGCCACGACGTTCACCTGGTCCTTTACCGATTTGTTTATATTGTGTGTCTCTTTGTTTCCATGCATCATTCATTTCTTCAATACGTTTCATACGCATTTTAAAACGAGTGTCTAATGGATTTTCTGTCATAGTGACACTAAAATTACTTTTAATTCCTTCAATAGCTTGTGCAACTTCTGGGAATTTTAATACGAATGCTAAATGAGCTAAACCTAATGCATCAATAAAATGTTCATCTTTAGAAGTAAAAATAGCTTTGCCATCAGAACTATATCGTTCAATTGTATAATTTACTAATTGTCTATAGATATGCTCATCATATGGGCATAAAGCAATTCTATCTCGTTCAAAAGATAATTTTAATTGATTGACCATAAATTGTTTAACTGGTTCTTTCGTAATCATTCTAGTAATTGGGTCAATTACATCTAGTTTTTGACTAAATTGATAACCAACTACTTTGTCTTTTAATCCAGACGATGGATGTTTATCACCATAAATATGAAGACGCTCTAGCTGGTAATCTCCATAGCCGCGGTCACAGAATATCCATGATGGATTATATATATCATTTATTTCAATGATACTATTAACAGCATTATCTAATGTATATTCACCTTTAGGTATTTCGATACGCTGCATAACCATAAATTGTTGTAGGTCAGGAACATATTCTAATACCAATAAAGATGAGCCTGCTTGATAGGCATCATAATCTCAATTTGTTCTAATGTAGTCGCTAATTACATTACGTTCTCTTATGAACTGCTATATATCTCTATATAGTTCAGACTATATCATCTATGTTTCCTTTTTCCACTCGCTTGAGTGTATGAGCTTATGCTCTTAGTCGTTGAACGTTCTTTATTCATAAATAAAATAAAGCTTCGCTGCGGATTGTCCAATCTTAATCTTTTTTACTATGCCGAGGTAATTATTCTCGCCCCATGCTATATCACTATACATGGTTAGTAGATTAAGCTCTAAGGAGTTTCCCGTCAATTTAAGAAATTTAATGGGTGCAGATTATACATATTTTTTCCATATGTTATATTTTCTATCTAAATAAATATTTGAATTATTATATATATAGTTCAAAAATTTATTTGTGTTATTTTTAGAATTAGATTCTAATATAAAAAATGGTTTGCTGTATCTATTTATTTCTTTATATTGTAAATTTATATTTAATTCATTATTTAAATGAGTTGTTATTTGTTGAATAATTTTTTCTGAACAACTAGCAATATTGAATCTTAAATAATCTCTATTTGATGATTTACACACAGAACCATCTGCATCAAAAAAACCACGAATAAAGTGTTTTATTAAATTATCAGGTACTGTACTTGGAATTAATTCGTTTCCAGTTTTTTGTGGAAAAATAAAATTTTTATTTAGTGATTTACAAAATTCTTTAGAGCTTATTCTTAAATTCGCTCTTTGCGTATTAAAACCTCTATTGTCATCAATTGATTGCAATAATATTTTATATGTGGATGATAATGAATGATTTAATTTTTTTAAATGTTCAAAATCATCTTCTTTTAAAATAATATTAAAACGCATATTATTCTTTTCGATATTACCATCGCCCATAATAAAGCCTAGCCAATATGCTTTTTCTTCAGTATCTATTTCATTAAAAAAATTAGAATTTACTATATATTTTTTTCTTGGATGTTTATATGGATATTGTTGAATATCTAATTTCTTTCTCCAACGTTCAATAGTGTCTCCACTAATTCCACATAATTTTCCAATTTGCTCTTTATTTCCAATTTCTTTTAATTTTGTTTCTAACCATTTTTTATCTTTATATAGTTGCATATGAAAACCTCCAATAAATTATTTATTATCTATAAATAATATTATGGAGTATTGGTATATTATTTTACACCCATGCATCTCCAAGGATTAGGAGGTGCTGGATTATATTTAGTGTAATTAATAAAATTAGGACGTTCTCCAAATTCTTTTTCGGCACGTCTTAGGATTTCATCTGTTGGTGGTAAATAACAATAATTAAATTTATTTTTTGCATCATCAATCATTATTTTATTAAAAACACCAGAATCTTCTGTGCCGAATTCTGCTAAGATTTCATGTTCATAAGCGGAAGCCGTCATAGTAGATTTAAAAGAATCATCCATTTCTTGAGTAAAGCCAGGATTATCATGGCTAGGGTGGTAGTGCTCCACATAATTCATGTCTCGATTAACACACATATTATAGAATGTACCGCGTTTACCAGTTGGTGTAGATGAAGCTGTAATACCAATATCATCACGTTCGGCAGCAATCATAGCAATGGTATCATAGTCTCCATCGGCCATATAATCGAGTTCGTCAAGAAATATCCAGTCGGCTTTCTGACCTCTCATACTGGCTGCGTTTGACCCCGAAGATGCACCTGTCGTAAAACCTAAAATAGCAGAACCATTTTTAAATTCAATCATATATGGACTGTTAATCAATCGTTTTACTTCATTATTTAATAAAGGACTATTGGCTAAAATTTCTTTTAATCGCATCCAGAATGCATTAATTTGATGTTCGTAAGGAGCGGCAAATAAAACACGAAACGCTGGTTTAGTTAATGCTTTATATAACGCACTTACAATCATCGTTTCTGTTTTACCAGTATTATGTGTAATGAATTGATTTGCTACGAAATTATGATATTCATCTACTTCGATATCGTAAGTCATTTCTGCTGGCAAATTTTTCATATTCACGATGCGCCCCCACATAATTGTATCGCACGTTAATATTTCGTCGTATTCATGAATACCGAAATGGTGCAATACAGTTAATGCAGAATCTAACGATTTATTATAAGACACTTCGAGTCCTAATTCTTTTAATATTTTTTTCTTTTTCGTTTTCGTTAAGCTATCAAGTAACTTAATAATATTTCTAGGTACGAATGGATTATCATCATAATAGTCTACAGAGTTTTTATAAAATGCATAATCTTTTTCTGAGAATTTATCTTTAATATGTTGTAATCCAAATGTCTCTATTGTTTTAATCACGAAGATATTTTTATCTATCGTAAAATCACTGAAGTTATTTTCTAAATGAGCATCACCGAAGATACCGAATTGTGTTAATATATTTCTGATACCCGCGATTAAATAACTTCTATTATTCTGGAATGTAAAATTTAAAAACCGAGTATTATATTCCACGATTCTTTTTTTCTTTACGGTAGTATGTGTTTTAAATAATTCATTAAAGAAAATAATTAAATCTTCTTTTCGCAACGAAGCGATATCATTAAAATTACCATACCAACCATACCAATGACATAATTTTAGTATCTCTTCATTTTTAACTTCGAAGAAACATTCATCTTCTGTACTTAATAAACGCCCGCCCATATTTTTAACAGCTTTACTGACTACTTTATACGTAGGCGAATCTTTTAATAATAAAAAGCCATGGCGTTTATTTTTATAAATATAACTATTATAAATATTAGCTATTAAACGAATTTTATTTTCTTCCATGGTATTGTCACCGAAGAAATTAATTTGACTCGCAATAGCAATATGGTCATCGTAAGTTAAATCTTCTGCATTCTTCCAACCAGTGGCTGTTAAAAATGGATGATTATCGGTTACGATAATTTGTGTACCGAGATGCGTTTTTATATATTTTAATGGCTTAACACCATTTTCCCATATTCTAGCTTTTTGTTTATGTTGCTTATAGGTTTCCATATCATAAGCAACGACACTAAAATCATCAGGAGTTTTTTCAAATATATCTTTGGCTTGTCTATATCTTCCTTGTTGACTATCAAAAATCATAGTTCTGCCAGCGACACAACGACGTCCACATCTAAATACTAGACGTGTATGTGTATCTCTTAACATCTCTGCTTGATAGTCACGAGCAATCCATGGAACTACCTTTTTTGTTTTAGGGTCATTCGTTCTAATGAAAGCCTTAGCCCATAATACAGGGTCGCCCATGATTTCTTTCATTTTGGCTTTTTCTATTTCATTTAATTTAAATGCCAAAAGAGAAATCCTCCTTTATGTAAATTTAAAAAATAATATACTTATTATAGTATAGCACAAAAGAGCCTAGTTTTCTACTAAGCTCTTTTGTCATTATCGTTTCATATATTTGGCTTCATTACCCATGACTGCCATTTTATTATTATATTGTGTTCGTTTCATGACATTCATGGCTGCTTGACGCATAGTATAAGCACCTTCTGTTTCATTAAACATAGCATTCTGGAATGGAGTACCATTGCCTCTGTACATCATAGTATATTGATGTTCACGTAATGCTTGATAGCCTTTAATCGCATATTCAGGAGCATTCATAACTGCTTGTGCTCCTAAATACGTACCCATACCGAATAAGCCTAATCCAAATTCAGCAGCGCCTTTCACGAAAGACGAACCAGTACTATTACCTTCTTGTTTACTATCATTATATGTACTATAGCCAGCTAAGCCACCCATAGCTACATTCATTTTGCTAACGTCAGGTTTAAAACTAGGTCTAAGTGCTTTACCACCAGTTTTTAATAATGATACGGCTTTACCTAAAATCATTTACCGATTTTACCTAACATACCTAATGCACCAGCTACACCTAAACCAGTACCAGCTGCTGTACCGATACCTGCTGAACCTTGACTATCACCAACACGATTACCAGCAATACCAGCACCAGCTACAGTACTTGCTACAGCTGCACTCGTAATACTTGCTTGTAGTCTATCGCCACGTTTCCATGCATCAGCAATTGTTTTGAAACCATTAATCGGTTTATTAAACATACCCATAATCTTAATCCTTTCTGTATAAATTATATAAAGATTTTATACTAGAACCAGTATTTACGCTTTTATATCGTATTTCTGTATTATCTAGCCATTCATTAATCAATTTTAATATATACGTAATCATATATTAACCAAATCGATTCTGATGTAATGCAAATGCTAAACTGCCATCTACACTACCAGTATTACTATATTGTTTTTTATCATCAACAAAGGGTGTAGCATTTTGTACTGTATTATCGATAGTACCTAATGAATAATTTTCTACTGCATCAATTCCTTTATCAGCAGAGCTAATCATACCGGCACCGATAATGGCACCTACACCTAATTTAGTAGGAACAGGTACAGGAATTTTACTAGTATATTTACCTTCGCCAAATGATTTAACATTAACGAATTTCCCGCCAATTTTTTTAGCTGAACTAATTATACTCATGTATTTATTCTTCCATATTAATAATATCTTTCATCATATCAGATAATGAAACAGCTTGTTCATCATCTTTTTGATTTTTAATTTTATCTTTACGAGTCATCATCAATAATTGATATACCGAATCTCTTTTTTTACTCATACGTTCATACGCATCCCATGCTTTAGATACAGTCGGCTGAATAATTTCATTACCTTCTCTATCGGCACCAATAGCCATATCAAGTACAGGTGTACCTTCTTTAGCGAGTAATGCTTTACATCGTTCTAACATAATATCTAACGTAATTAATTCAGATAATAAATTTTTATCTGTAAAACTAGCAGTATTAATATCTATATCAGAAGAATATCCCATGGCTCTAATATCTATTTGTGCGAGTTCCGTAGGACAATATTCACCGACAGGAGCCATATCATATTTTAATAATTCGCAGGTAGATTCATATGGACAGACTTTGCCTTTACATACTAACGGTACTTTAGCAAACATACCATTTTTAGTACTCAGCATAGTCATAGCAGCTTTTTTACTTTCGAGTGCTTTAGGAGATAAACCCCACGGGTTATCGCTCTTAGTCATTAATTTTTCGAAGCGTTCTCTTTTTTTAACGATACCATTTAATTCTTCTTCTTCCGACCAAGTGTCTTCCGCACCAGATTCAATTAACTCTTTATCTGCCAAGCAGACACCTCCTTTATTATAATTAGTATATAAAAAATAAAATTAATACTTGCATCTATTTTTATATTACTATATAATAATAACAGAAAAACTAATTGCATGCAAAAGGTAGTGTGAATCTCCTCGTTAAATAAGAATACCTACCATAAAGTTTTTCTTTTCTCTCTCTCCTGTCTGACTGATACAGACAACAAAACTCCTTATAATGATAACAAAAAAAGAGATGGCTAACCTCGGGCTGTCTCTTTTTTTGTATCTATTTTTTCTTTCGCGGGAAAAAGAATTGTGAAATGTAAAAAATATTATATGAGAAGTGGTAAAAAATTTAGAGAGGAGTAGAATATAAAAAATTTTCTTATAGCGATTTCAAAAATTATAAAAATTTGTGAGTGGTGACAGGTATAAATGAAAATTTTGGGCCTGAAAGTTTTGAGCCCCCGGGTTGTAAAACTGTTTCAAAATTTTTATTTCTTTCGCCTTTTTTAATCTGGGCGACTTTTTAAATACAGATTATTTATTTTTCATGTGGAGGTAAATAACCATGAAAGAACTAAAAACAATCCATGAACTTTGTGTTAATATCGTTGACAAAGAGATGGAGAAAAAAGCAATGACTGGTGAAGGTTTCACACTAGAAGAGAAGAAAGCCATTGCAACTAGCCTAAATCTTCTTTGGACTAAGACTGAATTAAAATTCGGTCTCAAGTTCATTCTTCGTTGTTTAGATGAGGAATGGGAGTTAGATGCTGAGTCTTCTTACGATTGTGGAGAGAAATGTACTTGGGAGCCATCAAAAAGCAAGTATTATACTGTTGCCAATATATTGTTATATTGCAATGGGTATAAAACATTCAAACAATTTGAAAGAATTGGTTGGTTTGAATTATTTAATATAGTTACTGATGAACTTTCTTCTTCTAACTAATCTTCTTCGCCGTGAGTTAGTGCGAATATTAAATACTAACTCTTTTCTTTTATTTCTTTTTTCTTTATTTTATTTTAATCGTACTGTAGGAGGTATTATTATGAAAACTATTTCTACTATTTTAACTATTGCAGCTGTATCTACTTCTATTTTCTTCTTTGCTCCTTCCGAGCATACTGTTACTCATGAGATGACAGTACGTAGCGGAAGTACTATCAATACTATGGTAATGCAAGCTGCTGAAGCTGAAGGTATCGACACAAATAGTGTTGACTTAAATGAATCTCGCGATATTACAATTCACGAGAGTGGTGTCGATGCAGGTAACTTGAAACCTGGGTTTACTGTAAAGGTAACAGTAGTATATCGTAAGTAATACTATTTGTTACTATTGTCGTACTCTGAGCTATGCGACGTTAAATAAGATAGCTCTTTTTCTTTTATTTATTTGGTATAGGAGGAAACATACCATGTTAAATTTAATGAACGTAATCTCTGTTAATCTTATTTCTATTTGTTCTGCTGATGTAATTAGCACAGCTTATTTCGATGGTCAAGGTATCTCTTTCGACGATAATGGCATTGCTAACTATCGTTTAATTGAACAATCCAAACGCAACCACTTTGAATTGTGGATTCTCTGGAGTAACGGTGACTTTAACCGTTACGAAGGAGAGTTAAGTGCAGAAGCACAATCCGTAGCTAACATGTTATTTGACGTTGCTTGGACAAGAGAGTTTGAAGTGGAAGAAGAAGAGGTATACCAAGAGGATAGATTTGGTGTACCTTGTAAGGTGCTTCGTTACGAAATGAAGTCTTCTGTTCAAAATGCTAATGTTACTTCTACTGTTTATGCAGTAGACCCTAGTGTCCCATTCTAATCTGGAGGTAAAAGTATTATGAAAAAAGACATTATCTTTATCGTAGTATTTTGTTTAATTGCTAGTGTTTTATGTAATATTGTAGGTTATTTTTTGTCTCAATATATTCATTTACTTTAATGGAGGTAAGCAAAATGAAATTGTATAATTTGGGAAAAATGGATTCTGTGTTATTTAAAGTGGCTTATATTAATAAGTACACTGTTCGTTTAGTTGCCGTGAAAGGAGGCAACGAATTCTATCGTTATTTGATGAATAACTATCGAGGCTGTAATGGTCTTGGAGTTTATTCAAATGACGGAGAAAAATTTGTTTCTTTGAGTCGTATTGATGCAATGACGAGAGAAGAATTTCGTGTTTTTAACTTAGATTCTTTAAAAACTATTTTTAAGAAATGGAAAGAATCTAAGATGCCTATTCAAACTTCGCTATTTTAATTCTTTATATGGTTTATTAAAGTGTTCCATTCAAAAACACTTTTATTTTTTAAATCTTTTTCTATTTTTATTTTAGGAGGTAAATCATGGAAAAAGTTGAATTAAAGCGTACTGATGTTCTTAGAGAAATAATCAAAACAAACCGGTCAAATATGCCGGAACGTATTAATATTATTTCTATTGACCTCAATCTTCAGCGCAACGGCAAGTTAAAAATGACGTCTCGCGTATTGTCACCAACAGCAAACAATGAGTTATTCTATTTAGATAATAGTACTCATGATACTTTTATGGTTAAAACCGTTCAGGAAAAAAACGGTAGACCGTATGAGATAGAAGCTATTGTGCCTCGCTTTAGTGAGGCTCTTATCGAAGTGTCTATACTAAAAGAATACTCCGATGTTGTTTGTAACGGTGTGTACAAATATGGTAGTGAATTTTATATACCATCACCTACAAAGGATGACGTATTCATCCACTTTGTTACTGGAAAAGAGTATCGTAATTTCCCAGAACAAAAATGCATAGTATATGGCCAATTTAATGGCCATTGTTGTGCTATTGCAAGTGCGTCGGATGCAAAGAAATTAAAACTTTCCTTATATGCTGTAAGGGGCGTAGAGAAATTCGATAATGCTGAGTGGAGCAAAGATGTCCACTGTGGCATGTACGAAGAGTTATTAAGAGAGCTATTGAAATAATATAGCTCTCGAATTTTTATTTTTAGATATAATAGGAGGAAAAAATTATGTCTATCCAAATCAATAAACAACTTTCTCAAGCTAGTACTCGTTTGAGTCAAATGAGAGCTCCACAAAAACGGTTACATCCAATCACCAAATATGCCATTTATTTTGGCAAATTTGAAGGTGGATTGGTTGAGTCTTATGAGTACTTTGACGGCTCTGCTTTATTCAACTACCGTAAGGTAGCAAGAGCAATGAATGCCGAATTGGAATCATTAGGAACTCCTTTCTTTATTAAAGATGAACTTGTTCTTGGTATGGGTTTTCAAGCACGCCCATACTCAATCAAGTCTTACTTTGTTGCAACTACAATCAAAACGATTGTGGAAGCAATTAAAAATAGAACAAGTAACGAAATCGTGCAACTTCATATTCCTACTATGTCCGCCGAAGAACGTGAGGATTTTATCCAAGCGTTAAATAAAAATAAGTCTTCTCGTTATTGGGGCAAGGTTGTTATTGTTTCAATGACAGACGAAGCAATTAAAGAAGAGGTTGATTTTTTAGCGGACATGAACGCGTTTAAAGCGCCGTTCTGGCCGGAATGTCAATCTTATTTCAATGTGCTTGAAATGAGTCATGGGTCTCATGATGACATTAAGATGAGTTCTCAGCTCTGTAAAACGTTGTTTACTGCTGATGCAGAAGCAACAAAAGAATTAGTTCTTGAAAGAACGAAAAAGCTCGTAGAGCAAAAAATGGTACAAGTTCAGCGTCAGGAAGCAAGTGATGCACAACTTAAAGATTTGTTTGGTGACGTAAGCAATTTAATGAATTGTTTGAGACCAGACTTTGTACAAGAACAATCTGCGTCTCTTTACAGAAGTACTGTAGACAATGTGGTAGAAGGCATGTGCCGCACTGTTAACAATCTTAACTTGCCTTGTGAAGGCAGTTATGGAGCAGTAGTTCCAGAATTAAGCTTATTGTTCTCTAATGTAGGTTTACTACATTATGGAGAAGTATATGCTCCAGGATTAGATGGTCAAGAAGTATTAATCATTAAATATCCTAAGATGGGTAATCATGAGTTCATGATTGCTCGTTGTGTGGATAAAACTGAATATATTTCTCGTGCCGTAGGAATTCTTTCTCCAGAACAATTTAAAGAATTCAAGAACATGGTAGAAACATTGGGCGAAGGCTTATGCGTTCTTCCTGCTATTGCCGAGATTATGAAGCAATTGGCAGGCTTGGACTTTGATGGTGATAAGGTAGGTCTTATCACTGACAAAGCTATCGTCGAAATTGCAAAGAAAACTGAATCCGTTATTACCGTTATTGAATAATAACGGATTCTTTTATTTTAATTATTTTTATAGTATTCATTTTAGGAGGAAAATAAAATGAAAGTTAACGAATTAGCAGTATTGAACAACGAAATTACATCTATTTATATGTCAGAAGTCGCACGTCAAGAATTGGTTGACGTAGGCGTAGTGACAAATAATTTTGATTTTAGCTGTTTAGCTGAAATTAATGTGCGTTCTGGTCAACAAAAGTTAATCGAAGAAACAAAGAAATCTTTTAGAAATCTTGGTATCTGCTTAGGTTCTGCCAATTTAACTATGGATTCTTTTAAAGGTTTATTTGATGTGTCTGTAGATAGTGACTATGTATATGGCACTATGGTAGATACATTGAATGTTAGTGAAGAAGCACTTAATAAAATCATGACATTATTAGTGTCTGGTAACATTGACGATAATCAAACTCTTTTGGTAGTAGCACGTGTGTTACAAACATTAGGTCGATACACACAAGAATACGGTATCGACAGTTTTAAAACATTCGTTAAACCTATTGAGGTTTTAGCGGATGAAAAATTAAATGGTATGCGTTCTGCCCTTAAAGAAGTACGCGAAGTTCGTATTGACTGGGATGCAAAAGAAGCTTCTGTAAGAGTTAATACAGACAAAGATGAAGAAGAGTGTTTCTTTATTAAGTCTGTAATGTCCGAAACTCGTGATGCTGCCATTGAAATCGTTCAAGAAGCAGCTGAAGAATTATCTAAGAAAGTACAACGCATGGATAAAGTACGTTCTTATGTACAACAAAATAATATTGCTCATCCTGTAGCAGAATATTGCATCAACTGGATGCAACAGGATTTCATGACCTTGAGCTTTGCAGGTCGTGAATACAAAAAAGAGTTGCAAGAGATGATGAATGGTAACCTAGACAAAGTGGCACGTGAAAACGCTCGTGCTAAATTTGACCCATATTTCATGGGGCAAAGAAATCTTCTTCGTCAAGTATTAGCAACTGTTAATGTGCAAGACGAAAAAGCAGCTTTGTTAGCATTAAAAGTAGCTTGCGACAAGCAAGCAAAAAAAGATGCTGATGCTGATGCATTAGCACGTAAAAATGGCGAAACACCAGTTAACCATGCTGAAGAATCTGAAATGACTTCTAGCTTAGTTGAGAAATTACTCAAGGAAGAATATAGCTTATTGACTATTTCTTCTGACCATATCGCGAAGCAAAAGCTTATTATGTGCGATATCGAAGTTGGTGAAGAAGTTGAGTTCAATAATTGTTATGCAGTTAAAGATGGCAAAGCTGCTTATGCAGTGGGTATTCCTGATGGCATGTATGTAATTACAGAAGAAGATGGTAAATATTATGCCACTAAATCTGTTAAAAAACACATGAAACAAGAATTGGAATCTCAGAAAGAAATTTCTGATATTACAATTCGTATTAAAAATATCTTCCTCCCTCTTAAAGATATTCTCCGCCGTGGTTCTGAATGTGGTATCGAATTACGCGATGTTGCTCGTGATAAAAATGGCAAAATTGTATATGATGCTATTGTTATTAATAATGTAGTTGTTGGTAAATTCGATTGTCCTTTACAAGATGGATGGACTAAAGAAACTAAAACTTTAGTGCGTTCTCCATTCTTTGGTAAATGGACAGTGAAGATGGGTGATACATTCATCTGTTCAAACGGTAGCACTAAAAGTTTTTTAGTGCTATCTAAATAATAGTAAAGCCCCAGTTATCTGGTAAAATAATACTGGATATACTGGGGCTTATATTATTTATATATTTGAGTATTTATTATGATTAATAAGTATTCAAATATATAAATAAGAAAAATATTTTTTATTGTCTTTCAATCAATACCCAAGTCGGGATTTAAGAGTCAGTCAGATTAAGATTGGGTCCCGAACACGTCATAAAAGTTTAAGACTTTTACTAGATAAATAATTGAGTATTCGTCTACAGTTATGTGAGAGCAATTTTCTTATGTGACTCAAGTGAAGGTTCTCCTATCTGGTAAATCAAAACTGGTTATGTGACCTTCGCTTGAGTTGCATAAGGTTAAATGACTTACGCATAAGCGTAGCATCGTTTTAAAAAAACCGAAAAAAAAAGAAGTGAACCCTCGAGCGTAAGCGAGAGATGAACTTCTTTTGTATTCATAAGTTACGTCAACATAATACGTGAACGTCCCTTTATAACAGCAAGAACGTTTCCGGGCGAGGGCTTATCCTCCCGAGCTAAGGAACCGGGAACGTTCGCTGCGTATCTTATATTATATAAGTTATAATTATATAGCATTTATCAGTTTCGTTTATATTATAATATAGCTTATAAAGTTATTTTTGTTCTTAGGCTTATATGTTTTTAGTATCTGTTTTTGGACGTAATTATCCCTAGCGAACGATAATCGAGTCTTTAATCTTACGATACTATCTCATACTCAGTCCTAGAGACTCATGTTACCATGAAGACAAGAATAATCCCAATGCCTACTATTTAACAACTCATTCAGTGAGCCCTTACATGAATACAGTACTATGACAGATTATTCATGTAATTCTTTGTCTAAACTTCTTAGTATTTACTAGTTATACTAATTAGACAAAGCCCTGTTTGATTTATCTTGTATATAGCAATTCGTAGTACAAGACTCATGAGGAGCAGAAACCACATCCCCAGTGACGACAATCCAATTATCCTTTTAATCACACATATGTTCTCTCTAACTTCGTTATAGAAGCAACATATGATTTGCAATAATCATTATGCCGTGTCGATTCTCTGAATGAGCTGACAAGACTACCGTTTTATAGTGGTACGTCTCCCACTGACCGTAATCCAGTATGTTGTGTACGCATCGCAGCGTATAGTAGGAAACCAGGTTACGTGTCCTCCTTAATTGAGTAGTAAGGCCACTGTGTATTAACGTTTGTATAGATGTTCAATACACTCAACATCTTTATTATCTATATAATAATACATATAAAATATAAAGTCAAATACTTTTTAAATAAATTATAGAAATTTTTGTTTAAAGACCTGGAACGTCGTTAAACTTATCCAGAAAGGCAGGTGGTATCACATATGGTGAAGATTACCTTGTATAATATTGGTGAGTATAAAAAGAAGCAGTTTTTATATTGTTTTGTAAGCTTCTTTTATGCTTGTTGTTTGTGTATTCCAAATATATTAAAAGAGTCAAAGAAAGATATATATTTGGGAACAAGAATATTAATGCTTCGTATACTCCCCCTACGGGTACTGCATTTAAAGCGTATCATCCAGCAACTTTCTACGATATACGTTTTTCCATACAGCATCTACTTTCTACTCATCATAGAGTATGATGGCTTCGCCGTGTAAAGCTATCATAAAAATAATTTTCTAAAATATTTTTTATGTTCATGTGAATAAGAGAACATACTATGTTAATAATATATTATATATATACATTATATATGTGAACATGAAAACTATTATATCGAAAATAATAAATATAAGAAAAAGTTCTTGACTTCTCTTCTTATATTTATTATATTATATATTGTAAGGAAACTTACGACAACTGTTGGGTTCATTGTTATGAATTTCATAGTTGTTATCTCCTATTAAAAATATAAACAATAAAAGCTCTTGGTCGGTCTCCCACAGAATATCCACAACCAAGGGCTTTTATTATATTCAAAAATAAATATAATATATTAAAATAAAAAAGTTCTTGACAGAACGTTACTAGATATATTATATTATATATATAATATATATTTCTCCCGCAATTATATAAAAAAGATTTCTCCCTGTTTTCTTTCTTTGTATAAGGTTGTTCATCGCGGGAGACAATATATATTATAATATGTGTGATGGCAACAGGATGCGAATTCACATTAACAATTATTTGCTAGATAAAAAAGATGCTTGTGGAATTATCTCAGTCTACATTTACATAAGTGTCTTTTTTATTTTATATTAAAATATTATATATATATATATAAGAGACAAGACAAAAAATAATTCTTGTTTGTCTCTTATATATATATTTATATAAGAGAAAATATTTTTTGCCTGCCAAACTAAAAATATTTTTTATTAAAATAAAAGAAGCTCGTCTTAATTTTATTAATTTAATTATTTATGAGAATAATCAAAAAATAATTATTTAGTAAAAAATTAAGACGGCTTTTTTATTTTTTCTGTTTTGCTTTTAATTTTTAATATAATATATTTAATTAAACTAAAAAAGCATAAGTATACAAAACAGACATTCTTATATCTTTTTATATCACCCCGGGGATTTTTGACACTCACTATTTTTTAAATTCGATAGAATGGGAAGTCATGTTTTTCGGTGTGTTTTCTTAAATATGTATAAAAAAAACTTACTTTGTATATCTTTAGTAAGAAATCAAAAGTAAGTTTGAATGTTATTCAAACTTAACATTACTATACTTTATACATATTAATCACAAAAAAATTTTTTATTTCTTATTAAGATTATATAAGAGAGTGTGAAACAAAACATATATATATAAGAGATAAGAAACAAAAAAGAAATCAAAAATATATTTTTTAATTAAAATAAAATAACCCTACGGGCTTAGAATATATTTTTGATATACATATTTTTATTTAATTAATATATAGAAGCGGGCTGGGCTAGAGCTTTACCAGATACATAAAATAAATAAAAATATTTTTGTAAAATAAATTATTATATATAAGAATATGAGTAATAAGATTTGTGTAGAACAAATCTTAAAAATTAAATTGATATGTTTTTGAAATCAATTTAAAAGGGGCTTTATATAAAAGGCCGAAGCAGATTTGTAACCTTAATTTTGATTTGATATTCTTGGGCAGATTTGTAACCTTAATTTTGACTTGATATTTTTGAGTACATTTGTAACCTTAATTTTTATTTAATATTCTTGAGTACATTTGTAACCTTAATTTTGACTTGATATTCTTGGGTACATTTGTAACCTTAATTTTTATTTTATATATAAAAGGCCGAAGCACATTTATAACCTTAATTTTGATTTAATATGTATG